CACCAGATTGTGTGTTGATCTTTTGAGTTAACATGTTGTCCACTTCTTTAACCCAAGCTTCGTTGTAGTCTGGATCATCGGATGCATAGTGGCGAGAGTATTTGAACCAACGTCCATAGAAATCACCTTCCTTAGGAACGATAGATTCTACTTCAACTTCTTTTCCGTCGATTTCAACTTTCTTAGTCTCAATCGGTGCGTCAATTTTCTTGAATGTTTCTTCGTCTAATACTTCTTTAGCACGAAGACGGTAGCGAGCGTGTTCTTCTGTAACCATTGTAAGAGCAGCAGATACGGCTTTAAGACGGTTTGTTTGGATCGCAAATCCCAATCCAATAGCAGCGGTAGACGCCACAGCAATAGCAACTGGCACGGCAACATCTTTTGCTACGTCCTTAACAACGTCCATACGAGTGTATTCAACGTTTTGTGCATCAAGTTCTTCGTATTTAGCTTTGGTTGCTTCAAGCTTTTTACCTGATTGGATACCTTTATATACGGCTACGCCATATCCAACAAGTCCAGTAGTCACTAACGCTACAGGCGCGTACTTCTTAGCCAAGATTTTAGATACGTTATATGAGTGTTTTGCGGCAACTTTGATAGATTTCATGTTTGGTAATTTCATTTTAGTTTCTCCTTTGTCTTACTTAGCATCACGGTTATATGTGATGTTCTCTTGAATCCATTCTTTTGTTTCTTTTTCAATTAAGAAACTGAAGCCTGAGCTATTCCCACTTGAGAAATGGCTTTGGGCTTTGCATGTTGCGTTGTTACGGATATAATCCGTGTGAGTAAATGTGAGATCCCAATCTGGACCGTAGAAATTAACGGTTACACTTGTGACATCAGCGAATAACAATGGTCGCTGTTCACCCTTGGGATAGATTCGAAGTTTCATATAGTTCCTCCATGGTTTTATCGATAGCTCGTTCAACGGCTAAGTCTTTAATTGAGAATTTGAATGCTGGGACATCGAAATATGGCATGATGAGAAATCCCTGAGAACGTCTGAATATGTATGTGACATTCTCATAGTCAACCATATATACTTGTCCGTCTTTTGATGTGGTGATATCGTCAATATCTTTTAGAGTATCGACGTATGCCCCGTCCAGCATCACAATAGCATTTAATTTAGTTTCGTTTGTATGTTTCATAGACCTGCTCCAATACTAAATAACAGATACTGAATTGGTATAGGAAGAATATGAATGCTGTGATCCAAAACCACAACATAATTCCTAATGCCCAAAACCAGTATAGCAGATATAACAACCCAACAGTCGTTATAATAGTTGGCAGCGTGAGAAGTAAGGCCTTAATCACTTTTGTCATTTGTCTCTCCCGATCCACAATATAGCCAAAATAAACCACCCAACCGGTGGTGTACACAATAAAAACAAAGTTCCTAGACAACTACGCATGGCCGTATTCCTCCGCTGTACCTCTCATAATGTCAATCCAGTATTTCTTACCAGATTTACGGTCGACATAACAATCTCCATCAATATCAAAACCTCCTCGGAAGAATTTATCTTTCATTACTTCCAAAGGTGGTAACTCTTTTGGCCATTCTTTTGACATGGCTAGTCCTCTTTCTTTTTGAATTTACACACAATGCAGTATTTAGTTCCTGCATCAACAGTACGAATATCGACATTCGATTTGATCCAAACATAATGTTGGTCACGAATATCGAAACGATCTTCTGGTAATTCCAGAAGTATCTTAAAATCACGTAGGGTCATCTCCTCTACGGTATCCATGTGTGCGACAATGCGCTTCACCTTACCTAGGTCCGAGGTCGTGATCCCTTGTGACATAATACGATTCCATTTGTCACTCATTTACACCTCCACCGGAATTGGGAATTGGATCTTAAATCCTCCTCCACGGGCGGCCACAATACGTGCCCCGTCCAATCCATTAGAACCTCCAAGAGTCGTCCAACCATATGCCTGATCAGTAAATGCGGCTGGCTGGTCAGATAACTCATAGAAGTCTCCGACAGTAACCACCCCATATTGGTCAAGGTTCGCCAGAAGAATATTGAATACTTCCTGAGCATCTTGACGAGTCTCGAAGACAATATCATTGACTACATTAGAAGCCCTGTTATTACGCTTAGCGAAATTCTTAGTGTAGTCGTTTCGTCCATTAGAACGATATGTATCCATGCGGGTCACGTTTGTAGGACGTCCCCAGAACGATCCAGAATTTCCTCGCCGGTGAATATAGTCATCACCAAATATGGCACGCTGTACAGCCGTGATCATTACATCAGCAACTGTGTTTTGTACAGAAGGCACGATAACCTCTTGTACTAAATGTGTAGCAGCACCCCGGAATCCTTCTTCACCGAATAGGATATGACTGAACCATTTACCAACACCGGGCTTCTCGATTCGTCCTTTAGCTACCGCTGTAATATGCTTTTCTTCTAATTCACCCTCAGCAATTTGGGTTGTTTTTAGTTTTACTTTATCGTAAGATGTTTTGGTCATCTAAATCCTCTCACTTTCTATCGTTGCAATCCACTGTGCGTCGTCGGGATTCATACGTTTCTCAATTCCAGACAAAGCGTAATAACGCTCTCCACGATATGACATCACATCTCTATATACATTTAGTTCTGTAGCCAAATCAGCTAGTGCAATATCTCGAGGCCCGTCTAGCAATAAGAAAAATGTATACCGATTTCTACCATGGTTGTGTACTTTAACAACATCATAGTCATCTAAAATTACTGCCATAAGTTATTCTTTACTAGTTTTTCCGGCTGTATACCCCCATAAGTACATAGCAATCGTCTGTAAGGCTCCTGTTAAACACACAGCGACTCGAGGCTCGGTGTTAAAGAAATAAACAAACGTAGTATATAGTGCAGCGCTAAATAACGCTCCGATAAAGCACATGCATACAGCGCCAATAAATGTTTTCACTAGTAGTTCTCCTTTCTAAATTCAAAAAAGAATACGAGATGTAATATCCCGTATTCTCTTAAACGATGCTTTTAGAACGCAACGTCATCAGTTCCATTTTCTTCAGAATCTTCGTCTTTAGGTTTTGTCAAAGCGTGTACGACTACACCAGCGACAGTTACCAATCCGCCAACCACTAAAGTCTTGACTACAACTGGTCGCCATTTAGCAATACCGCGAGTACATTTCTTTTTGAAATTGTCTTTAGGTTGCTCTACGTCGACTGATTGTCCATCAGTTTCTTTAGCGGTTTCAGTTGTTCCATCTACTTCGTTGTTCACAACTTCCTCCTTAAGTTCTTCGATTTTGTTTGAAACAGTTTCTTTTGACATGTTTATGTCCTCCTTTTTTCTTTCGTTTCATTATAACCCGTGTAATTTCTGCGGATTATTGCAGATCTTTCAAATATTCCAATTGCTCGGTCACCAAATTAGGATTAGCCATGATTGTACACATGTCATTTACAACCAACGGACCGTGTTTGGTGCAGAATTTCTCTGAAATTTCTTTCAGATCAGCCATAGCTTTTTCTGAAAATCCGAGTTGATGATATAGTACCATCAAATATGTGATCACTGCTTTCTGGATTGGATCAAGATTTGCATTATCATAATCATACGCCATTGATTTATATAGGGCAAGAATCATAAATGAATCAGTATCTTTTATTAATTCTGGATCTTTTAACCAGCTTCTCATTATTTAGTTTCCTTTCGTGAAATAGCGATACCAGCAGTAGCGAGGAATACACCAGTAGTAACCAAAGCAAGTTCAAGGCTAGAGCCAGTATTTGGAAGAGAGTGTGACTCAACACGTTTAGCAGCTTCAATAACCTTAGGCGGGATATTGTTCACAACAGGTTTCTTTTCTTCGTATTTACGAATTGGTACGTATTGATTTGGCGCTGGTGTTTTAGGCTTATCTTCAGGTGTAGTAGGTGGTGTGTTAGGTTTTTCTGGTTCTGCCGGGATTGGATATTCTGGTTTTTCCAAAATAGGAGCAGGTGGCATCAAAGGAATATCTTCAATTGGCAAGTAAGGTTTATCCAGTACCGGACTCTCATTAGGAACTGTACCAATAGGCTCTGTGTATTCGGGTTTCTCGCGTACCTCAGGAATACCTGGAATACCGCCTTGGAATTCAGGGATTTCTACTTTAGGAGACTCCTTAGGAATCTCAAATGTAGGTTCTGGTTTATTTTCACCATCGGCTTTACCCTTACCGCTTACAAATTGATAAGGTACATCGCGATATTGTGAATTAAAGTTGTCTGCACCAAGAACTACGCTATTCAAATAACGCTCAGCTTGCTTGATGACTTTTGTACGATAACTAATATACAACTGGTCTGAGAGTTTATCGGCAGACCAAGTGAAACCATTTGTATGGAATACAGGAGCGATCTTAGTTGATTCAGATTCTTTTTCTTTCCAAGGGGTATTCGATTCAACGGCTACCATTTTGAACGAATCTTTAACGTATTCTTGGTTTTCGTCCCAAGTATCAGAAACTTTGACGTTGACAAGATCTTTCTTAGCATAGTTAACACGCATTGCCCATACGATTTCGCCTGGATGTTCAGCGTCCTCTCCTCCCCATTTCATAAGAGTTTCGTCCTTACCGATAACACCAGCTTTACCAGTAGTAGTTTCAACCTTACGACCATTGAAATCAAGGGCAACTTGTTGGTTCTCCTTAACCTTTTCGACATTCCATTGAGTTTGAATATCGAGTGAGAACGTTTTGTTTAATGGGTGTGATTCAAAGTAGTCGTTGAATACAGTTGTGACTTCATTATTGTCTTTGTTCGCAGTAGCTGTACCAACTTCAGTTCCTTCGTTATTGTTAACAGGGAATGTGTAGTTATTTACCAGCTTAAGTTCCTCAGGCAATCCAACAGTAATGCTGTCACCTTTGTTAATGGTAATTTCGTCTGGGATTTGGATATCATTTACCTTGACATCAACATCTGCGTAAATAGTATCGTTAGATGTTGTGACTTCAACCGAAGGGTTTTGCACTGTGATATTAGTATCTTGTTTGGTGACAACTGTATCAGCTTCGTTAGCCAATACGCTTGGTGCTGTCAAAAGGGCAAGTGCGATTGTTCCTGTGTATACGATTGATTTTTTCATTTCTCTATTCTCCTATGTTCTTAGTATTTTGCATCTGCATCATCACGTACGAGGTGTAAAACTACATTACTACCCTCGATCTCAACCTCCAATTCACGATCACATGCCATGAATTGTGTAGCGATATCATTCATATCGCCATCCGACAAAATAAAGTTCACATGCTGTTTCACAACGAGCACAACCTCCTATAATAAATACTCTTCATCAACCACTGAGCGTATCCACGACAGCGTATCGAATCCTTCTTCCACACGACCATATATTGTGTCTAAGATATCTAGGAAATATGTGACTTTTTGTTTGTCAATCTCATGTCCTTTATATCGTTTGAAGGGCTCAAAATATATAGTCTCGCCGATAACACTTTCCATCTCGTCGTAATAGAATCCCTCGGCTAAAGACACTATCATTTCATCAACGAGACTTCGAACAACATTCCAAAGCATCAAGTCAATATCGAGTTGCTTGAGATTCTTAGGTAACATCAAGAGTCCGAATATGTATTTACGATAGTCAGACTCAAATTTCAACGTTTGCCAATTTGTAATAAGACGATCGATATACCAATCGTCCACATAAAACATCTCTTTTAACGGTAAGTTGACTATGCTATCTCGAATATATGCAAAGAATTCGTCCTTAGTTAATATGGGGATAGACTTTGCGATATAACTCGGTTCAAGACTCTTCGTCATAATTGCTTAATACCTCTTCGAAATACTTTTCGAATTCTTCCCTAAGTTCTTTTGTATTCTTATATGCCCGCCGACCATCTTGAGTTTCCTCTAGTCGATCTAGAACATCGTTTGTCAGAGCGTAAATAAGCTCGTATTGTTCTTTCTCAGCATCGGCATACCCAAATACAGATTTGTAATATGACGTGTCGAGCATACTAATAAGAATATTATCCACAATCCGTTTGGCAATACGCAAATAATATAGATCCATGTCTAAGACGTGCATCTCTTTTGGGATCGTCATGATGAATTGAAAATAATGCTTGTAGTCTTCCTGGGCAGGACTGATACCAGTCTCTGGATCAACTGCAAGCCACGCTTCAATACCTTTGTCAATATATGACGAGGGCACCAGAAGCATCTCATCTAACGGCATAGCTCGTACCATTGATACAACTGTATCTTTGAATTCACTAGACCGTTTCACAATAGGTGATACCATTATTTAACCTCCTTTCCAAAATATTCCTTCAGTGTCTTGAACGGTGAGTCGCTATGCAGCGCCGTCAAGTAAATAGTGAAGTGCCAAATATTGTTTGTCCCATTCATCCAAAGATCTGTGATTCCAATAATAAGAACCTCTTCTGCGAGATTCGTATCGTCCATAATAAGATCTGGACGCATTGGGTAACACTTGTCCATCATAAATTTATACGAGTCGTATGACTGGCGAATAAGATTGTAGTTATCGCTCGTGATTTCAATTTCGTCTCCACGTTGAGACAATTTAAACATTGGTTGTTTTCTATCCATACTCTAACCTCCAGGATATAACACTTTTCTGTTGATGTTGTTTATAACATCTCGTTGATAGTCAATTTGTATTTGTTGTAGTTCAACAGTGCGTTCTAATGTGTGTACCTTATCTTCTATAGTTGTTACTAAAAAGAATAATAGGATAAACAATATGAATAACAACACTGTTAAAACTTTAACCCAAGCATCATCTTTAAACATCTTTTACCTCGAAAAAAAGAAAGGGAATTGTTTAAATCCCCTTATTAACGTTTACGGAAAATAGCTCCCGCAGTCATGTTCCATAACTTGCTGGTGATAATCCCAGTTTGCTCATAGCTGAGTACCGCAATACCAGCGACTCCGGCAGTGATCGTATTGAAAATATCAATCGGCTTCACCTTATGTTTGATCTCTTCGTTCTTGAGAGCAATTAGGCGTGCCAATCGAGTTTCCAAAACTTTCGCTGCTTCTTCGTCTTCTGCTAAAGCAAGTTCAACTTTGACCTTTTCGATTTCTCCAGTAAGGCTATCGAACGCGATAGCGTAAGCTAAATTGTCAATATCGTTAAAATTTTTAGACATAATAATTTACCTTCCTTTCACTATGAGCCTTGTTTTTTCTGCGAAGACGCAATCTTATCATAAAATGTTCTAACCAAATACTTCTCGAAACTATAGAAATCATCGATCTTAGATTGGTCAACATCGAATAAGACTTTGACGCCGTAATGGTTGATGAAGCATTTATAAATCATTCTATAATTTCGTTTGATAAATCCTCCGTCAAAACCAAATAGATTTTCGTTTTGAAGAAGCCATTCTACGTCGTATATTGGATCTTTAACTTCAGTGTCTAAATATAGAATCATTCCTCGTTTTGTTGTAAACCAATCTACTTGGAAGATAATATAATTGTCGTTACCTTGCCAAGTCGAAACATAGATTTTTACACCTTTAACAAGAATATACTCTGCTACTTGGTCTGGATCGTCTTCTTCAAATAGTGCGTCATAGAAAGGAATATGATTCTTCTTAATTTTCATAAGAAGGTTACCATCAACGTCTTCGGCAATATCATTAAGTAATATAGACACGACTTTATCGCCCGTGTCTATAATATATCGCACAATACCAAACTCGTCTAATTCACTCATTACTTTTCCTCCAACAGTTTCTCAAAGGAATCGAATTGTCCTTCTTTGATCACATCATTCAATTCTTTATTCGAACGATTTAGGGCTCGTCGTCCAATATAATATACGGCCAATCCACCAGCAGCGAATAAGATGCCTTGGATAGCTTCGTCCATTTGACCGTATTCCTTACCGTCGTTTAACCCTTTTTCATAAATAGCGTTAAGCTCAGCGTCACCAAAATCAACTTTTTCCAATTTGTTTACTTTACTAAATAGTCCCATTTCTATACCTCGGTTCCTAAATATAATCCTTCAATCTTAATAACACGTGGCCATGGTGTATTTAGTTCTCACCATTACCAAATTGCTCCTCAAATGCCTTCATTACAAATTCGTCCATAGTACGGTCAGAATACATATCATCACAAATATCTTTGTATTGACGCTCTGCACGTTTGACGAGTTTACGTTGTAGCAAGATAGATGCTCCGGTTGCCAAGGCAAAATAGATTGTAGCTTTGCGCATACCTTTAGAAGCTTCAACGGTGTTTTGATGGTCTTTAATAGCCTTACCATATGTGCTTTGCACATAATTATCGAAGTCTTTTCCTAACTCCACAACCTTTTGTTTACCGTCTGTAATATCGGTAACAACACTAACAGATTTAACGTCTTCGTTAAACAAATCTTCAAATAACATACTATAATCCTCCAATAAATAAAAAATGTAAAGCTATTTGATAGCTCCAAACCACGCATAACAAACTCGTACCTATGCAATTATTATGAAAAAATATTAAAAAGGTAGGAAGAATTTGGTTACTGCGTATAATGTGGTTTAAACATTATTTGACAATAAAATTTGTATTATGAAAAAGTAAATTGAAATAAAAAATATTAAAAAGGAGATCACATCGTACAAATTATGTTATGCGCAGTTTGGAACTATCAAACATGTTGACAGTTATATAGACCCGCTAAAAGCTACATACAGATGATAATATCAGTGTAGAGGCTTTCCTTTCGTAAATTTCCGTAAGTAGCTTGTTACACAGGACAAGGTGTATGTAAATAGTAGATTAAATAAAATTTTTCTTATGTCCCTCAATGTGCAGCTCTTAACGGGTCTATAGTATTTTAGAAGAAATCTTCTAATTGGTTTTCTGGTAGTCCGCGGAAATGTTTTACATAAGTAACCAGATCATTCTTAGTAAACATCTTGTTAACAGTAGCGTGCGCTACACGATCGTCGTATGAGCATAAGGCACATTCGCCTTCTTTAGGTCCAACGCCTAAATCCAAAGTAACAAATGACACGAAATATTTGTCGTTGATTCCATAAATCCATTGGTCACGATATCTATCATGGATACGGTGATATGGATCTTTACGATCTATTTGCGTCGGTCTAGTGTGATACTTTATCGTCAATTTTACCATCCTCCAAATCGATCATTCGGTTTTCCAATTCGTCAATATCTTTATTGAAACGGTCAATCGATCTCTCAATACGCTCCATGCGTTCTTCTTCCATTTGATGCTCCTTCAGTGTCTGAGGAATCAAATATGTGAGTGCAAGTACAACACAGATGCCAAGCGTAATAATTGACACATTATAACCTTTGTTGTGTTCATTTTTCATTCTTAGCTTTTTCCACCTCGTATTTCATTTTGTAATATTCAGCAGCTTTGTCTCGCGTTTCCCAACGCTTCTTATACATCTCGATCTGCTGGTCTCGAGATTCTACTTTACGCTCGTAGCGATAAGTGAATGCAAACAATATGCCTAGAAAGCATAACCATGTAAGCAGCTTAGTCGCATACTCAATTGTCTTATCTTTCTTGCGCATGTCCTCAATAATCAATTCAATTGAAAAATTATCCATTGTTTCCTCCTTGGCAAAAAGAAAAGATGTTAGTTAATCTAACATCTAATATCCTTCGTTCTTTAATTTACGTAGAACTTTCTGTACAACATCTAGCCGCTCACGATGTGGTCCCTCGTCTGCAATCATGTATCCCTGTTTGATGAGTTTCTCAATATGAGCTTCCTCCAACACGGCATAACCAGCCAAACAGTAAAATCCAATAAATCGTAGTGCTTTCCGTAACATAATAGTTACCTCCTTTAAATTATTTCTTCATTATATGACTTGTAATTTCTGCGGAGGCATACCTTCCCAGCAGTCCTCTAAAGGAGCGCCAACCGGTACTGACAATAATTTATACTTCTTGCGAATATCGTTAATCTTTCTATAGATCTCACGAATTCGCCATCTTGACCAATCCTCTGGTCTAAATGTCCATCGAATTCCATTCCACCGATGGGTTGCACCACTAATAGTATCATAATATACATTAGTACTATCAAGCAATAAATAAATCATGTCCATATCGCTTAAGTTTTCGTATTTTCGAATTGCCATTCTCTATTCTCCCTTTCTCTTTTTGACAAAAAATAAAAGCTGAGTGTAAACCCAACTTTTATTTATCAGAATTGTTTGTAAGTGTTGAAACACCTGCTGCAATAATAACGACTCCGCCGATCATAATCGTTCCGTTGATAATCCCTCGAGCGCAACCTTTTAGAAATGCCTTTGCGACATTATCATCAACGGTTATCTCAAGTGGCGTACCTTCGTAACGAAATAATCCTGCGAATCCTTTATTTAAATCGAACATAGTGTTGTTCCTCCTTTTAATTATTTCTTCATTATACACTATGTAATTTCTGCGGATTATTTCTTTTTGAATAGTTTCTTGATAATATCAAGAAGACTTGTTTTAGGAACATCTCGTTCGATATAGATTTTCTTAATATCTTCAAATTTCTTGTCGTCCATAATATCCTCCTAATAAACTTTAGCAATATCGTATAAACGATCTTCTCCAAAATATGCTCCTTTATCATTGATACTGAGACAGGGCATATCTTCTACTGGTGTATTGTTGTCCAACAGATCTCCAATAGTATCAACATATGCTCTCACAGCCATTGTCAAGTTGGGTGCATCACGTTTATTGATCCATGCTGTACGAGCCGTAAGTCCCGCATGAGGATTTGCCGTGTGAATATATAACCCATCAAAATATGACTTGTCAGGATCTACATTACCATGCACAACAATATTCTCATCGTTGACTTGCATATTAATATACAACTCGACAACATCGAGTTTTGGTTTATATGAGCCGCGAATAAACTTGTATTTTATTGAGTATACTTGCGGCACACGTTTGACTTCACCTCGTGGTTTGCGACGAGGACTTTTCTTTCTAGTCTTGCTTACTGCCATGACTACCTCCTTAATATGAAAATTGAAAAAAAAGAATAGTCTGAGAATCGAACGCAGATCTCCGGATTATACCGGGCTCTTCCTCTTGAGCTAATCTATTCCTTCATTATAACACATGTAATTTCTGCGGACAAAAAGAAGGAGGTTAAACCTCCCTTAGAATTAATCAAGACTTCTGTAAAAGTCCAATACCTCTTTAACCTCTTGTTTCTTTGCTTCATACAATGGTTTGAATACGGCATTGGCTTTTGCCATTTCATCTTTAATTTCTTCAGTTATTTCAACCTCTTTCCATATTAATTTTGACATTTCAGTCAAGGTTTCATGTGTCTTGAACATCTTTAGTGAACGTTTATCCACTTCTTCAAATGTTACACAATCTAGTAACCCTTTTGCTTCTTTTCTTAATCTTTGTGAAAGACTTAGTACGTAATCTTTAACTGTATCGTTAACATTAGATTTGCCAAGTACATACAATCGTTGATGTTCCAAAATCTTTTCCAAATCATAATCTTCAAATCCAAAAGCGATTTCGATCATAGCGATTTGATTTAGTGTAAGTTCCTTTTTAGTTTGTTCAGTCATTTTGACTTCCTCCTTAAATATCTTTTCATTATATGACTTGTAATTTCTGCGGAGGACAAAATAAAAAGGGAGCCATGTAGGCTCCGCAGTTGTTACAGATATGATCGCTTAGCCGTAAAGCCAGCAGCATACTTAGCTTTGTTGTAGTTCTTCTTGGCGAATCTAGTTGCTCCCTTGGCAGCTCCTTTAGCGAATTTCTTCATTGCTGCTACTTGCTCAGGGTGAGTGGTCTTCATGATATTGTATTGCGCCACAGCCCCTGCAGATAATCCGGCAGCACTACCAGCAACTTTCTTGATTGTTTTATTACGATCCAAACGAAGAAGTGCTTTTTGGTTCATATCCGTCAAGTCTTTATTTTTGTTAATAAGTTCTCGACGTTTGGGATCACTCTTCTTCATGCCCGCGATTTTCTTCTCATTGGCACGTTTCATACGATTACGAGCAGCAAGGTTTTTCTTGATTCGACCAGAGAATTGACCAATTTTTGGATTAGAATTCTTACGGACACCCCACTTCATTCCTTTAGTACCAAAATGAAGCAGCACATCGTCCATAGAATCGGTATGAATAAGCTTATTGGATTCAATAATTAACATTATTTACCCCCCATACCTTTGTATCTAGCGGCATAAGTAAGCCCTCGTTTCGTATGACCAACAATTACCGCGTTTGTATTCGTCCGGTCAAATACATAATTGCCTGAACGTTTAGCCATAGAAGTAGATTTGTCAAACTCGCGAACTGCTTTATACTTCATTTTAGCTCGTTTTGTACGAATATCTCCCTTTCCATATTTGGATTTGGCATCGTCATATTTCTTCTTATAATCGAAAGTGTCCTTAAAATCTTTACTTGCGATTTCTTTACGAGCATCTTTCAAAGAAATACCCTTCTTATTAGATAAGATTTTGGCTTTAGCTTTATCCAATTTATTATGGTTATGGATACGAATTGCTTGAGCGTCAGCTACGCCCAATGTAAGAGCACTAGCTAGTTCGTCTTTCATCTCGTTACCAAAGCCATCTTTAACACGATTCTTGAGTTTATTTACTTTCTTTTGGGCTCGCAAAGCATCTCGGTTAGATATAACTCGACGTTGTCCCCATTTCATACCTTTGACTCCAAAGTGAAGTAATACATCATCCATATTATCAGTATGGATTAATTCGTCATTGTGAATAATAATCATAACTTCCCAGCCATATCCTCAGCGTCGTCTAGATAGTTGTCGTCAATCCATTGAGCAGATTGAGGCGAACCGATACGAGAATATCCGTCCACTTTCTCATAGACACGCACACGAGAACCTTTCTTGAATAGTTCTTTTTCTTCAGCACCAGCGAATGGTTGAGCTTCGACCCAGTAGTCCTCTGTGATAGTCGCTTCGTAATATGGTTGTTCACTTGATGGTAAGTGTGTACCAACGTTCAACTCATGTTCAAATGTATTCTCAGCGATCTCAATTTGAGGAGGGTTAGGGACACGAGATCCACCGTTGTAACGATAGAAGTAGAAATATGGTTGACCGTTATAGCCCCAGATTTCATCATGGTTATTACGAGTGATGCCATTATATCCATAGTTACAGTGGATAATAGTTCCTTCTGAGTCTAAGAAAATACCGGTGTGGCCAAATGCCCCAGCAGAATATCCCTTTTGTCCCCAGATGAAAATATCACCAGCTTGTACGTCAGCTTCTTGGTTTTCTGCCAACAGTACCCAGCCATTTTGCAACAACCAATCATGCATTGTCTCAGTTGAGCAAGGCCAAGGTAATGTGCTCATACCGCCGGCTACACCAGCGTAATACATTGATGAAGAACAGTCGAACGAGTCTGGACCCGTACGACGTTCCATAGAATATGTTACTTTTCCTTCGCGAGCTATCATCCAAGCTAGCATTGCGGATGGGTTTACTACCATTTAGTTACCTCCATTAAATTTGTGGTTTGGTTGTTAATGATGACATCTTGTTCACTTTGTTTGCTCGAGCTTTCCATGTTGCGGCACGGTCTGTTCTAGATTTTACTTTGGCATCAACCAATTTACCGTAAGCGTTCTTTTGGAATTTCTTAAGAATTTCTGGCGTTACTTTGTTTTTACCATAAATCTTTTCAAGAATCTTATAGTCGGCAGGTCCATTAAGAGCTTGGGTATCTTTGTATGATTTGATCATAGTTTGATCTCTCCAGTCATCTTTTCGTTCCTGATCGGTAGCAACATCTAAAGGCTGCATTTCTCGTCCCTCAATATCAGCACGGTTTTTACGCCATTTCATACCCTTTTTACCGTAGTGTTGGATTACACTACGTGAGTTATCAATTGCTGTATATGCCATATTTAGTTTCCTCCCGCTTCAGTTGCTGCTTTCTTAAAGTCGTTCGGGTTGAGGTGAACGACGTCTTGCCACTTTAAAATTTCTACGATCCCGTTCTTGTGATAATCTGAGAACAGTTTGTAGATATCAGCGGTATCTTTAGGAATTGTGAGTGGTTTATTCACAGTAACCATAGCAAAGTCACCTTCCCAACCCTCGGCTTCGTAATTAGGAATACGAAGTTTGATTTGAGATCCTGGGAAATATGATTCACCAAGTTCACCCTCTTTAAGGTATTGAATAAGAGTTGCAAATTGGTTGTCGTAAATAAATGGAGAGCGCAAATTGACGTCTAACAAAGTAGACATTAAAGTGTGCTCATTACGATATTGAAGATCTTGAATAAGATATTTACCAATCTCTTCGTCAGTTTGTTGCTTCATATCTTCTGTTAAGACATAAGGATATTCGTAGCGGAAATATGGATTGTTATCCACAACCGCTACCTTAGTACCTTCTTCATCTTCGAAGCGTTCTAGTTTAAACATAAATTAACCTCGTTATCTAGTAATTTGGTCTGGCCACGGATCATCCGTGGTATAAGTCATAGTTGTAAATCGAATATCTCCAATATCACGATCTGTTGGTACGTCGTTCAGGAATTGCAAGCGCACTTGTCTAGAATCGGTCACGCCACCAACGTAGAATGTGCCGTAAGGAACACCTTTATCATTTGTCATGTTTCCTAGTTTAGATCCGGTAGGGATAAACCCTTCTTTAAGACCTCCTTGAGGAATGATAGTTACAAATTTGTTACGGTCTGATGGGTGATCCGCATATCCAGCAGCTCCTCTTCGTTTGATACCGAACCAACCCCATGACAATCCACCCCAAGTGAGTTCAACAGTGGAGTTGATACGACGGAATGTCAATATTGCACCGTTTAGAGGAGAACCTGTCATCGGTAATTTAACATTTCCAGTATCACCGTATAAGACACGCCAACAATTTCGTGCTTGATTACGATCCGCATTCTCAGCATACATCTGAGTCTTGATCCATTTAAGGGCTCCGTTTTTACGAAGTCGGTCAACATATACAGAACCGATTGGGATATCCTTAAGAGTTGTGATATTATCACCATCATAAGGATAATCGTTACCAAAGACTGTGTCCACATCGTTCCCAGCAACGATAGTAGTACCGCCACCAGAGCCTCCATTTACAGCTTTGATAGCTTCAGTCATAGATGACCGAGTGACAAATGGATCTCCACCATTACGTAATTTATCATCAACCACAGCATCAATACCAAGCGCCAAGTGTTGGTTCTTGATATTCGTTGTCATTTGGGTTACGAGATTTTCGTAAGTTGGGAAAATAGCATACAAGTCATTGAGTTTCTTGTATTCTGATGGGATTTCTACCTTAGGGGCCGGCTTGTTTTCAAGGGTCGTCACACGACCATCAACATCACTAACTTGAGATTGCAAGCCAGTCAAATCACCTTTTACTTGGTTTAGTTCTGGCTTAGTTGCAAAGTTGGTTGTGTCAATGTTTGCAGCTTCTCCAGGAGGGCCGGCAGGACCAGCGGGTCCAACTGGACCTGGTTGACCATCTTCACCTTTAGGTCCACGCTCACCAGTTTCTCCTTTGTCACCTTTGGGACCAGGAGGTCCAGGAGGGCCTTGGATACCTTGTTCACCTTGAGGGCCTGGTTGTCCATCTTCTCCCTTTGGTCCGGGAGTGCCGGGGCCACCAGTACCTTGTGATTTAAGAATCAGGATTTCATCCTCGGTATTTTTGGTACGCTTAGATATATTATCAATATTAGTTCGAATAACTCTGACTTCAGACGCTGTAGGAGTATCCGCTCTAACCGAAATAAGTTGATTAGGTCCTTTATACAATACTCGGTTACCATCGATATCTTCATCAACTCGCAAATCACTATCCTTGAGGAATACATCAAGTTTACCTGCGGTCTTAATATCATTCCAAATAGTTGTGACATAAGCGTCGTCCTTCTTGAGAATGGTAGTAATATCCTGAGATGTCAAAGTATCCTTCAGTGTCTTCAGGATCGCCTCAGAAATACTAGCAGATAGCTTCTGCTCAATACCTTCTAGTTTGGTGTTGATACCAGAAATGCCAGTAGTATTACCCTCAATCTTAGCATTCAATTCTGTCTTGACAGTATCCGCATATCCGTGAGTATCTACTCCTGCAACAGCCCGTTGGACAATAGGATTGATAAATTCCTCTGATTGAAGTTTGGTGTTAATCGCAGATGTCACACTATCTACGATTGTTTGACGTTCCGCAGTGAATTTAGTCTCAACCAATCCTGTCAGATCTAATTTAAGCTGGGGAATATCGACGGCATTGATAATCTCGGCCTTAATTTGCTCTGTTTTAGTTGTAAACTCACTTAAGATATTCGTCTTAATTGTATCCACGTCAATACCAGCAACTTTAGATTCGACGGCTTGAATCTTAGAATCCTGATTTTGCACGGATTTTGATTGTTCTTCTTTGATCGCATCGACCTTGGCTGTTACAGCCGTAAGAACATCGTTCTGGATCTTATTGGTATCGATAGACTTGATCACACGATTGAGAATGTCATTCTTAAGAGCGACAGTATCAATTTCAACCCCATCTTTACCAGTTAGTCCAGTGTTAGCAATAACTTTGTCAATGACACTCCGCAAGAAATCAGTGTTAACTACATCGGATCCCACCTCGACGTAAATATCACCATTTGTATGGAAGTCACGGACAAATAAGTATTTATCTGCGCCTGTATAACCACGGTCAGCTCCGTCTTCGTCCTTTGGAGAATATACATCGAACTTGACGGTGATTGGTTCAGATAAGAATGATGATTTAGGGACAACGATTTTAGCGTAGCCCGTATAATTGATTAAATTATTAGGAATTTCAAGATTTAGACACCCAGTAGTAGGTTCAAATTTAGCTTGAATTTCCTCAGAAGTATCATGAGATGTCCTAAACAAGACACCGGAGATAACCTCGGTATCCCCGGCACCCGGTTCGGCAAATTTGATACTTAAGCTGCGATCTGTACCGTCATCGACGATAGTCACAGGCGTATCTAAATATCGCATTTAAGCCTCCTTGTGTTATTGTGTAGGAGTGTTCTCCTTAGCGAATGGATATGACAAGGCAATTCCGTTTTGTCCGAAATATCCGTTCTCTTTGAATTCAGAAGCAGGTTGTCCAGCATATGTGAATTCACGGTTTGCTTGCACGATGACAAGTTTACCTTCGCCATCAAGCTCAGTATGACTTGGGTCATTGACTGTGAAGATGTCTTGGGCTTTGATTTTCATGCCATCGGTAGCAGCAGGGAGTTGTTCTGCAAATTGTTTGTAGACAACACCATATTTAACACCATCGCTCATTACAGAATTGAGAATAACTGTATGAGTCAGTTTGTTGATCTTTTCAATGGCTTCTGCGTTACTGTTGGATTTCGTATTCGCATTATCGATCTCCTTAACAATTTCTTGTTGTGCAAATTCTGAGAAATTCGTGTAGAATTCCTGACGCTTAATTTGACGCAACAGATCATCATGGTCTTTAGACGTTTGGTCACCGTTTAAGATGTAGTCCATGACAGCAAAATATGGATTATCTTGCTTGATTGATACAACTGTACCAATGACAGCCCCATCAGAACCATAACGCGGATATACGTTTGTTACTTTGAATTCGCCATAAATACCCATTATTTATTTTCCTCCGTGGTGTTATTAATTACATCTGAAATATCTGGTTGGCTTTCTAGCTTACGCAGATCTTCTTTAAGTTGGTTGTTTTCTTCAAGCAATTCATTATATTTTTCAAGATAATAATTTGCCTGTGCTTCAATCAACCAACGACTTTGTTCCATTTCGCCAACTCGTTGAGCGGCATGATCCAAAGCTCGGTTATACATTTCTTCTTTGTTAATATTCATTTTTACCTCTATACATAATGATTGAATGGGATGTTGTGTAATCCCTTATCTCCAATATCATCAAGACGATAGAAAGGAAACTCGTATCTATGAATATCCCATCCACTCTTTTTTCTTATAGTCTCGAAGTTTTGACGGAAATGTTCTAGTAATATACCTAAATTCCATCCTCCATAATGTGGTTCGTTATGTGACGGAATTGTAAAACCTACAGGAAATAACTGTAGTCCTCCACCGTTTCGCACACTATGTCGGAACTGAATACGGTCAGCGACTAGTTCGACACGGTCATAATGACCATCTGCTTTGTCACGATATATACGAATGCCTGCAAAGTTACCTGCTCCTCCGCCATCGTCAGCACCTTGTTTTAGTTCATTGACCCAACGATGACTTACAGATCCTAACAATGTGGCAACCCCACCGTGAATACTGTCTTTGAACATCAAATACCCAATAGTATTATGCTTATCAACTGGGTGTGTTCTTTGACGATATAGAATGTTGGTACCTTTATCGAAGTATACTTCTCCCTCTTTAAAGAAACTTAATTTACCTTTGTCTAGATTCATTTGAATCATATCGTCGAATGATGTGAGAATACCTCCGCTAATACGAGCTGCGCTAATTTTACCAGTAACAATATTGTTAGCATCAATATTAATTACTTTAACTTCTTTGGCATTAATTTGACCTGAAGTAATCTTAGCAGCATTCAGATCCTCAATCCAACTCTCTTTAATAAACGCTGTGCCGTTAGCAATAACATCACCATCCAACACAATGCTCTTACCTTTGAGTCGTAGTCCTGAGCGATCGGCATTGATTGAGGTGATGACGTCTTTTGGACCGGTTAGACTTAATGCCCAGGCATCGTTCTTCTGAGATATGACTGTTGAGGATACCCCACCAGATGGTTTGTACCGTCCAATAGTACCTCCACGTACCAGCATAATTTCCTTAATACCAAATCGACCTTCTCCAGTCATTTTAATACGGAATGAGAATCGGCCATTATATCCGTTGACATTATCGAATATATGCTGACCAACTACATCAAATGTATCTTTGGTATAGGTTTGGTATTGATAGCCAGGTTGTGCTGTCAGTCCTTTAGTATATACCGGCGTTCCGTTGTTATCGATAATTTGCAATTCGACATTCATATCTTTATTGCCTCGATAAACTCCGGTTGCGTCCATGTGGTATTTGCAATAGAAAGTGTACTTATCACCATCTTCCATTTTGTCTATCACCAGAGGTAATGACACAAATGCGGAATTGTTTGAATATGTTCCATCGTAACTGCCTTTAGAAAAATAGAAGTACTCTGAACTTCCGTAATTTCCAGGTCTGGTAGATGTCGTGTATCCATCAACTCCGTTAGTGAAGTTACTTAATTTTGCGGATAAAAGCGTGTCGGTATCAACAATCAAGTTATCAGTCGATTGTGATGCATTTGTAATAACCGTACGGATCTCGTCACTGTTTTGGATAAGTTGGGAGATGGAAGTAGTGATACCGTTTTGGGTCGTGCCAAGAGTACGTTTGTATGTGTCTACGGTTTGTAGGACTTCTTGGAATTTCTCATTCTTGGTCGGGTCAATATCATCTTGAGCAGGAGCATAGTCTGTCCACAAGTCACCAGCCCACATCATAACATCTTTAATATCAATATTAAGTTTAGTTCCGTCCGGAGCATTTTGAGCATCTATACGAAACGCTATTCGAGTGGATTCGTTTAATGATCGCTCGTTGATATTTAAGAATGTCGATTTCTGTACATAGTCATTCGATCTAACTAAGTCGAAATTATTAGAATTTGCCGAGTCTGGCAGACCTAGACCGTTAGTCCATGAGAATCCTTGGATATAACCACTGTTAGAATAAATCTCAGGCATAACACGAGTCTTTGTGTTTCCTTCAGTGTTGATCTTGACTTTATATTGGACATTAAGCCTATCACCAACTTTATACCCGAGTTCTTTAAGTTTCTTAGCTTCAATATAATAATATCCACCAGCCACATTCCACAAGACTTGTTGTCCTTCACGAGTGTATTTGTTAGTCGGATTGTTCTCGTAATGGATCGCATTAGTAGTACCAGTTAATAGGTTACGACTGCCGTATTTCTTAGGAATCTTTTGGTCAATAACTGAGGTTAATTCGGTCTTGATTTTACCCGCTTCCTGAGTAACACGAGTAGCGACATCAGTAGTTCGAGCATAGTCGACTAGTCTGTTGTTAAGTTGGGTTTGGATTTTACCGTCAACCAGATTGAATTTGGTATCGGTATAAGCCTCTGCTTCTCTAGCTCGTTTAGGGATCTCGTCCAACATTAATTTGGCTTCCGTAGCAGTGATACGAAGTCCGATTTCTTTCTCAGATTGAGTGATAGCCGATGATACAGCAGATGTGATCTTACCGTCGACATCTCTTGTTGCCTTATCGACAGAAGTCTGGATACCGTCAATTCTCGCGGATAGGTTTGTCTCAACGGCAGTAACTTTACCACTGACCGTATCCAAATCCGTACGAGATACCTTAGCGGAAATAGAGTCTTTGATAACCCTCAGTTCCGCAGAAGTACTCGCAGCATTCCCATCAACCTTCTTCTCAAGGTTTTGTGCAGCGATTTTGATCTCGTTAGCTTTCTGGTCAATCGAGGTTGAAACCTTGCTGATCTGTCCATCGACAGTGGACTTGTATTGGCTTATAGCAGTTGAAATCT